TAGAAACAATGGGATTTGATGATACCAAAAACGTACAAGGTAAACTCAGATCCGGCTGGTCGTTAGTACGAGCAGATCAATACCCTGGAGAAGACTATCCTACAATCAATGAGGGAAAATATAAGGGCTTAATCGGAGTTGGTGGCCTTGTGTTGGCAAGGATACCCGAAGAGATCGCTAAGCAACGTGATGCCTATTATCAAAAAATGACACGCGAAGCTAATGAAGCATTAGAGTACGATCTTGGTAAGGAGCAACATAAGAGTATGCCGATCCAACAGGAGCGGCAATCTCGCGTAACCTTCGGTGGTACAAAAAAAGAATAGTTCTTTTAGGGGCAATCCCACCATCGATTTTAATTAACCGTAAATAACGCAAGTTATTTACAAGGAGTAATAATATGGCAAACCAAGACGCACCGTTCGGTTTTAGACAAGTCGGCGGATTAGGTAGTAGACCAACTTCTGAAGGTACATCAAAATACATTATCGCAAGTGGCACCACTGGTGCTATTTATGCAGGTGATGTAATGAGTTCTGGTAACGGCACCGTTATTAGTGAAGGTGGAGGCGTACTAGCTTATGGCTATGTAGGCTCATCTGAAACTGATGCTGTCAGGAACGTAGGTATCTTTAACGGTTGTTTTTACGACGATCCAACAACTTCTAAACCAACGTTTAAAAACTACTGGCCAGGAGATGTCACAGTGACAAATCCTTCGGCTGGAGCAACAGCGTTTGTGTATGATAATCCAGATGATCTGTTTGAAGTGCAAACTTCAGGCACGTTGACTCAAACTATAGCTAGTCGAGGAATCGACATGGGATATACTGCGGGTTCAACAATCAATGGAAGATCTAAAGAGGAAATTACTGCTACTGCTAAAAGTGGAGGACAATTCGCTGTTATAAGAATCAGCGGAGACCCTGCTAATAGTGATACTGGTAATGCAAACTCTAATTGGATTGTAAAATTCAATAAACATGTTTATTACGACTATTCTGCAACATAGGAGATAAATTATGGCTATTTCGCGACAACAACTCGTCAAAGAACTAGAACCAGGTTTAAATGCCTTGTTCGGTTTAGAGTATAAACAATACGCAGACGAAACTAAAAATATCTTTACCACAGAGTCTTCTGACAGAGCTTTCGAAGAGGAAGTAATGTTATCAGGATTCGGTGAAGCGGCTGTAAAACCTGAAGGTCAAGGGGTAGCTTTTGACACAGCTCAGGAAACTTACACTGCAAGATATACTATGGAAACCATCGCATTGGCTTTTGCGATAACAGAAGAAGCTATCGAAGATAATCTCTACGATAGACTGGCATCTCGTTATACAAAGGCTTTGGCAAGATCTATGGCGACTACTAAGAATACGAAAGGTGCTACTATATTAAATAACGGCTTTACATCAGGAACATTTGGTGACGGTCAATATTTACTTGTTAGTACACACCCAACGTTATCTGGTAATCAAACTAACATCTTGTCGACTGCTTCGGACCTTAATGAAACATCACTAGAGCAAGCTTTAATTGATATCGCTGCTACTAAGGATGAAAGAGGTTTGAAAGTTGCAGCAAAAGCAAGGAAGTTAATACTTCCTTCTGCGCTTCAATTTACTGCTGAAAGATTGTTAAAATCTCAAGGTAGAGTAGGTACTGCAGATAATGACATAAATGCTATCAAGCACATGAATAGTGTGCCTGAAGGGTACTTTATCAATCACTATTTAACAGATACTGATGCATGGTTCTTAATCACGGATGTTCCTAACGGACTTAAACACTTCGATAGAGCACCGCTTAAGACTTCCATGGAAGGTGACTTCGACACTGGTAACGTAAGATACAAAGCTAGAGAAAGATACGCTTTTGGCGCATCTGACTGGCGTGGTATTTTCGGAACACCAGGCGCATAGTAACAAACTTAGAGATGAGGCGGCCTTAAAATCGCCTCATTTCGTTTATAAAGTAAGAAATTAACAATGAAAAACTTCCGAATACAAATCCGTTACAATGGCTATTATGCTGATTTAGTTGCTAAGACTGAAGATAGTATAGAAGGTATTGAAAAAGTAATCCTTGACAAGCTAGGAAAAAATGAGGTAAACTTTGAGTATGATGGATTTACCAGTAAAACTGGTAAATGGATAACCTATGAGGAGGTTACAAATGATCCAGGACCTATACACTACGAAAAGATCCTTGGAGCTAGAGTGGCAACAGGAGTATCTGAAGTCGGGCCGACATAACGTTAAGATGATTGAAATTAATAAAAAAATACAAGATGTTATTAAAGCAATCATTGCTCGAGAGTTTGAAGAAGATACTCGTTTACTCAAGATTAAAGACGCGGCTCCTGAGGCATCAATAGCCGGTTAAGGCTATTTCATAAAAATCAATTTTTCACTACAGGATACCTTGCACTCTTTGCAAAAAAGAGCTATATCTTATTTACTATACAATTATTAAACGAATGTAGACGAGTATAGTCGACGGCCTAGAGACTACATTCACTAAACTAGGAGGATAATATGGCATCAACATTGTTTAGAGGACCCGTATTGGTGGGTAAGAAAAACGAAGCAGGAGTATCTGGATATAATATCACGCAAAAAGATTCCAGTTACACAGTCGTTATTTCTACTGATTCTGGAAAAACCTTTATATCAAAAACTAAGGATGTAGTGTTTACACTACCGGCAATTGCGATCGGTAATACATATACATTCATAAACACAGGGGCAGATGGTCAAAATAATTTGACTATTAGTCCAAATTCAAGCGATGGTATTTTGTACCTGGGATCTTTAACAGATGACAAAGATGTGATTAATACTCAAAGCACATCTAAAGTCGGAGACTTTGTTAAGATCGCGTCTTTAAATTCAACTGTTTTTTGGACAGTTGTCGAAGCTCAAGGTGTTTGGGCAAAAGAATCGTAAGATAAAATAAAGTGAGCTCCTTCGGGAGCTCACAATTAAGGAGATAAAAATATGGGATATCCAGTAGACGTAAAAACAACAAATTTAACTGCTGATGGAGCTATATTCGCAGGACCATGTAGAATTTTAGGATTTTATTATGTTTCTGATACTACCGCTGGTAGTATTGTAATTAAAGATGGTGGGGCATCAGGAACTACTGTTGCAACATTTCAAACTCCGCTTGGAGCTAATTCTGCAGGCAATGAATGGGCAACGCAGGTTTTTATACCAGGCAATGGTCTTTATTGTCGAACAAGCGGTTATGCGGATTTAACAGGCGTAGATAAAGTTACATTCTTTTACGGTTAGGAGGCTAAATGGCGACATCTTCAACAGTTGCATTTAACCCTTCAGTTTCTCAATGTATTGAAGAGGCTTATGAAAGATGCAATGTACAATTGACATCTGGACTGAGCTTAAGAACTGCTCTCTTTTCTCTTAATATTTTATTAAGTGAATGGGGAAACAGAGGAATTCATTTTTGGGAAATAGCAAATACAAGTCTTTATTTAACCGAATCACAACGTGTTTATGATATTTATTGGGATTCAACTATACGAAATTCTGTCACCACAAATCCTTCCACAACTGATGGATCTTCTTCTTACGTTTATAACGCCACAGATATTTTAATGGCTGCTTATCGCAGCGGAACTGACACGAGTCAGACCGATGTTAATTTAACTAAAATTGATCGATCTACTTATGCAGCTTTATCTAATAAAAATGCAGAAGGACAACCTTCTCAATTTTGGGTTCAAAGATTTCGAGACAAAACAACAGTCACTCTTTACATAACTCCTGGTAGTGCACAGGCGGGTAAGTATCTTAATATTTATTATGTAAAAAGAATTTTCGACGCAGGCATTGCACATCCTGATTCACAAGCATCTGATACAGCTTATTCTAATACTGCAGATGTTCCTTACAGATTTTTCCCTCCTTTAATTTCGGGTTTAGCTTTTTATTTAAGTCAAAAACTTAACCCAGCTAAAACACAAGAACTTAAATTATTATACGAAGATGAGTTAGCTAGAGCTTTAGCTGAAGATGGTTCGGCATCTAGTGCTTTTATAACTCCTCAATCTTATTACCCATCGGTGACTTAATGACAGCAAGATTTTCTCAAGGAAAATATTCACAGGCAATTTCTGATCGAAGTGGTCAGGCTTTTCCTTATCGAGAAATGGTTAAGGAATGGACAGGAGCCTGGGTTCATATTTCTGAATACGAACCGAAGTCTCCTCAATTAACTGTAAAAGTTACAGGGGGAGATCCACAAGCTTTACAACATCCACGAAGTGCACGAACAGAAAATGCAGTGGCACGATTATTACCGCAGAATCCGTTCACAACTTATGCAGCAGCATCGAGTGTTATTAATGTTTATTATCCAAGTCATGGATTAACTAATGGAAGTACTTATAGATTTAGGGGATCCCCCGCTGCTTCAGGATATGCCGACCCAGCTACCTTTGATGGAATTGCTGGTTCTAATATTGCAAAAGCTGCAGGCTATGCTATTACTACAGGTAAATATGTGAGTGGCGCTCGAGACACTGATTATACGACTGATTGGTTTTATTTTACAGTGGATACGAGTACAGCTACCACAGGAAATGTAACAGGAGGAGGCTTTCCGGTTTCAGTAGGACCGGTAACTTTATCAGCATAATGGCACAATTTACATACGCAACATTAACAACCGCTATTTTAAATTTCACTGAAACAGACACAACTGTTTTAAGTTCCACGATCACTGATCAATTAATCGGGAACGCTGAAGAAAGAATCTTTAGAGATATTAATATTGACGCTAATAAATTTTATTTTCAAGCCACCGTTAATAGTGGACAAGGAACCTACAATGCTCCTTCAGGATGTTTGATTATTCGAGCTCTTAAAATGACCGATACTTCAAACAACATGTGGTATTTACAAAAAGTCGATCAAACAATGCTGGATGAATATACCCAGGATGAAACGAATAATACAGGAAAGCCTAGATATTGGGCTAATTATGATGGTGGAGATGGCTCGAGTTCAGGATATTATAAGATAGCTCCTTCTCCGGATGCGGCTTATACGATTGAAGTAGAATATTTAAAAATGCCTACGGGACTTAGTGGAGCGAATACAACTACCTATCTTAGTCAAAGGTTTGGAAATGGGCTTTTATATGCCTGTATTGTTGAGGCTTATGGATATTTAAAAGGCCCAATGGATATGTTGACATACTATGAAAATCGATATAAACAGGAAGTAGATAAATTCGGTCTTGAACAAATTGGAAGACGAAGAAGAGGAGACTATACTAGCGGAACAATTAGAATTCCACTTAATACTCCATCAACAACCGATTCGGGTTTAACTAAATAAGGAGATCTTATGGCAGTCACAACAGCAGTATGTAACAGTTTTAAAACGGAACTTTTAAAAGGAGAACATGATTTCGCTGTCAGTCAGGATAAATTTAAAATTGCACTGTATCTTACAGGCGCGACAATAAATAAGTCGACTACTTCTTATGGCACAACTAGTGAATCTTCTGGCACGAATTATACGGCTGCTGGAAAACTTTTAGCGATTGCCAATCAATTAGTCACTTTGGAAACTGACACAGCATGTGTTGATTTTGGAGATGTTTCCTGGCAAACAGCAACTATTACAGCTAAGGGAGCTGTTATTTATAACACTTCTAGTTCTACAACTCGAAAAGCTGTTTGCGTTTTAAATTTCGGCGGGAATAAAACTTCTACAGCCGGCACATTCACAGTTCAATTCCCTGCAGTTACAGACACTCAAGCTATCTTAAGAATAGCCTAGGAGGTAATCTCCCATGGCTAATAGCTGGAATGAATCCGGAACTTCGTGGGGCTACGGTCTCTGGGGTCAACAATCTAATACTACAGTCACACTTACAGGCATAGGACTTACATCCTCTATTACAGCTCCTGATGCATATAATGAATCAGGATGGGGTAGATACTTTTGGGGTGAAAGAAGTTGGGGCGTCCGTGGATTAAACGAAACCGTTTCTGTTACAGGCATAGGGCTTACTTCATCCATGGGTGATGAAACCGCAACTGGAACAATTGAAAAAGGTTGGGGTCGAGGATCCTGGGGCAATAGAGTTTGGGGAGATACTTATTCAGTTTTACCAACCGGTGTTTCCACAACTTCTTCTATTGGAGATGTTTCCGTTGTTGCGGGAGCAATTGTAAGCCCAACAGGAACTTCCGCTACCATAAGTCTTGGAGATGTTGATCTTTCTTTAGGAGCTACCGTAACTCCAACCGGAGTATCTGTAACCAGTTCTCTTGGAGATGTAACTATTTTAGAAAACGAAATTGTTACTCCAACAGGCATAGGATTAAATGCTAGTCTTGGACTGGCTTTACCTGTTGGCCCTGGAAATGTAGAATTGACCGGCATAGGTTTAACCGCTTCTTTAGGAGATGAAAGAGCCTTTACAGATGTAACTATTTCTTTATCTGGATTTGGTTTATCATCTGGAATTGGAATTGCTCGTCAAAATTCTATTTATGGGCTTCCATCTGTTTCCTTGACATCTTCACTAGGTAGTGTAAGTATCGTGGGTAAAGCAGTTGTTAGTCCTACAGGTCTCGGATTAACGGCATCTGCGAATGCTACGGCATTTGCATATTCACCGGTTGACAAGGGATCGAGTGTGACTTATACTGAAGTATCTAAGGGTACAAGTGTAACTTATACCGAAGTGGATAAAACAGCAGCTTAAGGAGATTTTAAAATATGCCATCGTCATATACAAATTTAGGAATTCAAAAAATGGCTACCGGTGAAAAAGCCGGTACATGGGGAACATTAACTAACACTAACTGGGATATGATTGAAAATATCGCAGGAGGTTATGTGGCACAAGCTTTATCGGACGGGGGCACAGTCACTTTAACTAAAAATGACGGCTCTGACTCTGTATTATCTACTCGTATTATTAAATTAACAGGAACATTATCAAGTGGAAATGCTATTGTAACAGTACCAGACAGTATTGAAGCCTGGTGGATCGTTAATAATGCCGAAGGTGGAAGTACTTATACCGTTACCTTTAAAACAGTTTCAGGGAGTGGCGTTACGTGGGCTGCAGGTATTACAGGATCTAAACTTATTTATACAGACGGAACAAATTGTATTGATGCTAGTGCAAGTTTTGGAGCACAAATTCCTTACATTACAAGTACCGGTATATCACTGGTATTTGGATCTTAAATATGATATTTAATTTTAAATTAATAGGAGGAAAACATGGCAAGTGAAGTAATGAAAGAAAAGTGTGTCAGAGCAATGACGAACTCTGAAAACACTTTACTAACTGCCGCATCAGGACACACTTACACGATACTTAACATTTCGTTATGTGAAACTGCTGCAGCGGCCGAAACTTTTGATCTTTATGTCGATCCACTAGGTGGCAGCAACGATACTTATATATATAAAGCACAAGCACTAGGAGCTAATGAAACTTTCGAACATACTGGGAGAATAGTTTTGGAAGCAAC